ACCATTGTTCCATTATCGTTTGTTACTAATCTGTCTGCATCTGCTAAAGTAGTAGATGTTGCGGATGTGTTTCCATCAATAATATTTAATTCGGCTGCTGTTGAAGTAACATTTGTACCACCTATATCTAAAGTAGTTACTGATATTTCACCCGCTACTGTTGCAATTCCGTCTGCTAATGTAATTAAATCGGTATCATCAGTATGGCCTATTGTTGTTCCATTAACAATTATATTATCTACTGTTAAAGTTGTTAATGTTCCTAAAGAAGTAATATTAGATTGAGCGGCTTCAGTAACTGTAGCTGCTGTACCAGAAGCATTACCTGTTACGTTACCTGTTAAGGGTCCTGCAAAAGCGTCTGCTGTAACAGTGCCATCAAAGTATGCATCTTTAAATTCTAATGAACTTGTACCTAAATCTATATCATTATCAGTGACAGGTACTATAGCACCATTAACTAATTTAATTTGGTCAGCACCTTCTGCTCTAAATAAAATAGTATTATCTGTTGAAAAATCTATATCATTATCTGCATCTCTACCTACAACTAAACTTGTGTTTGTTAAAGATGTAATAGTTGTTTGAGAAGAACCTAAAACAAAATCTAAAGTATTATCTGCATCATCATAAGATACAGCAATACCTGTTTCTGTATTAGAACCAACCATAGCCCCAACTGTATCAGAAATAGTTTCAGCTAATGTTGTTCCATTAATAGTAATAGCATCTGCTTCTAATGTACCATCAATATCTGCATCACCACTTATATCTAAAGAACCTGCATCTAGTTCTCCTGTTAGAGTTACATTTCTAAATCCTGTAATATCTTTATTTGAATCTGCAATAACTGCTAATGAAGCAGATACAGTACCTGCGGTTATGCCATCTAATAAATTTAATTCTGCTGCAGTGGATGTTACATTTGTACCCCCAATATCAAGAGTAGTCATTGAAACTTCTCCTGCTACTGTTAATACACCGCTAGTTAAAGTTAATAAATCTGTATCGTCAGTGTGTCCAATAGTTGTACCATTTACAACAACATCATCAATATCTAAAGAACCACCTGAAATTAATCCTGTAGTTGTTATAGTAGATGAGCCTGTATCAATAGTACCAAAACCTGATGTGATAGACCCACTATTTAATGCACCAACTGTAGTAGCTGCAGTAGTTACAAGGTTAGGCATTGCAGTTATTTCATCATCAAAATAAGCTGCTAAATCTGTGACTGCAACTTGTACCATAGTGCCATTGTCATTTAAAACAACTCTATCAGCATCAGCAACAGTTGTTGATGTAGCACTTGTACCACCATCTACAATATTTAATTCTGCTGCTGTAGATGTAATAGCTGTACCATTAAAATTAATAGCATCTAAATATGCAGTACCATCTATATAAATATCTTTCCATTCTTTAGATGAACTACCTAAATCATGTGTATCATCATCATCAGGAATAATATCTGAATCTACTTCTCCACCAAATACAATGTTATCTGTATTAGCATCACCAAGAGTTAATGTACCACCATTAAATGTTGTAGTACCTGTAACTGTTAAATTACCACCTATTCCTAAATTACCTGATATATCTGCATTACCATTTATATCAACTGTGGTTGCAGCAATCTGTATTTCTGTATCTGCTACTAAATCTAACTGTCCATCTGCAGAAGAATTAATATATATTGCAGTATCTCTAAACTGTAATTTTTCTGTACTCGCAACTAAGATATCATCTGAAAACTCAAAGTAGTCTTCGTCTTCCATCCATTTTAATACACCATCACTAGTCTCACCATCAAAGGTAATAGTAATATCTGTTCCTGCTGTGGCTGCACCAAATGTTAAAGTATTACCTAATAACTTTGTTATTGGTCCACCTTCAGCACTTGTACCATCGTGGGTATGTCCAGTGCTAGAAGCAAACGCTGCTAGTATTTGGTCAAACTCTGCATTAAAATGAGATGCTTCAATAGTAGTTCCATCAACAATAGTTGATGAACTCTGTCTTGTATAGGTTGCTCCCATATGTTATCTTCTTCCTCCTGCTGTAAATTCCATTTCAAAACCTTTTAAGGCTACTGGACTGTTATTTGTTGCGTCTAATATTTTTGCAGCTACAGTAAATCCACTTCCTTCGACTGGTTGTCTAATTAAATCTGAACCTGTAGAACCATAAACTGCAGAACCATAAGTTGACTCTGTTAAACCATATTGTGCTATGTTACCTGTTATAGATAATGAATAAGGTTCTGGTTGTGGTACTTCATCATCACTAAAATCATATTCTAATAAAAAACTAGATGCTAGTGTTCCACCGGGGTCTATATTCCATATAACTTTTTGCATACTTTTTCTTATACCGGGGTCTCCCATAGTCATATCTGGTGAACGATAAACTCCACTTATATTTACTGTTGACTCTGCTTGTGTAAATACATTACCTGATTCTTGTTTATAAACAAAACCATCGTAGCCACCACTTACAACAGTTTCTGTACCAGATATAAACTCTGAATCAGCACTTGAAACTTTTAATCCTTGCATATCAGAATACTCAAAACCTAATGCACCTGTATTTGGATTAGCTTTAATTACTGATATTAATCCTCTTGAAGAGTTTTCATCTTGGTCTGCACTTGTAGGAAAAAATAATCTATATTGTGATTTACTTCTAATTACAAGTGAATTAATATTGTGTGTAGTAATTTCATTAATTCTTTTTTGTACTTGTTTAGATACTGTACCAAGTTCTGTATCATCAATTCTTTCTGTACCTGCAATAGTTCTTAAACCATCTGGTGCTAAAAATACAACGTCACCACCTAGTTCCTGTATACTTCTACTGTCTATACATCCTATGTTTCTTGTAACCGGTGTTACTGCAAAGTTAGCAGAAGATGTACCCGTTACTTTAAATATCTTATCTCTACCAAATATAATTAAACTGTTACGGAAAGTTCTAAGCCCTACAATCTCTGTATCAACTTTAATAGTTCCACCACCATTACCGCTAGTAAAATCATTAGTAAGGTTTGGACCCATAAAACTAACTTGTTGTTTATTACTAGAGTCGCCTGAAAAAAATATATGGTTTTTAAATATTTCTACAAACTTAAAGTTAGCAGTTCCTGATGCATTAACAACACTTGTACTAAAAGAACTATTTAATATTTGTGGATTAGATGTACCTGTAGTAATAACAATTTTATCTGTACCATCAAAGTTAAATAATCTATGCTCATAGTTTTGTGTAGGTGTTCCTAAACTTGTTATAGTTGATGTCCAACTACCAGAACCTGCACTTGCTCTATGTATACTACCACCTCTACCTGCTAATACTACATCATTAAAGATTGCAGTAAATACAACTCTTTCTGTAGAAGCTGAAACTTGTGGGCATATATTAGTATTAAATTTTGTAGTGCCTAATATTTTTTTATAACCACCTTCAATGTCTGGTTCAAAGTTTCTAAGTTGTAGGGCCTCACCGGGAGACATAGAGAATACATCTTTGTTTAAGATTAATCCCCCACCTAAACTTACTACTGAAGGTTGTGTAGCTGCCATTTTAGGTTACAGTTAATACTGATGTGTTACTTGTTGTTCTATTACTAGTGTTAAGGTTTACTCTAGTATCTTTCATATATTCAATATGATTTAACATTTCTACTCTAATTCTTTTAACACCTGCTTCATATTCTGCATTAGATATATTAGCCATAGGAACATCATTCTTTAATTTATATAAATAATATTTTGCTCTATTAACTACTACATCAGCATAGTGGTCTGGTAAATCCATAGTATCTGTAGCTGCAGATAATTCTGTGTGTGTTTTATAGTATTCATAAAATACAGTATAATCATCAAACTTAGGTATAGGTGATAATCCAAAACTTTTATGGTCTGGTGTTCTATAAACAAATAAAGGTTTACCATATTGTGAATCATTAGCTGCTACATCTTTTCTAAATGCACCTTGTAAAAAACCATCATATGTCATTGGTTTTAATTTTACTGCTTCTTCTTGTCTTTTAACTCTAACATAATCTACATCCATATTAGTTGCAGTTGTAGTATTATTTAAAGTTACAAAAGTTGTAGCTGCAGTTGCTGTAAATGTTGTTGATAATATTTCACCATTACCAAAATCTGTAACTGTAATTGTACTATTTAAATTTTGTGTTCCTTCTGCTGCAGTTCCTACTTGAACTTTAAAAGCTTGTCCTGTAGAGTTTGAATCAAATGCTCTAACAGATATGTTATAAGTTTCTCCTACAATAGTAGATATAGACTGATGTGCTGCAAAATCATTTAATCTTAATCTACCATTACCTGTAGAAATATAAGATGCACTACCAGAACCTGCTATTGTTGTCCAACTACTTATATCAGATGTAAACTCACCATTAGTAATTAAATTAGTAGGTGATATTCTAAATGAATCAAAGTTTGCTTTTCTAAATGCTGCAGGAAAATCATACTCTTGTTGTCCTGTAATAGCTACTTGAGTTCCGTCTGTGTGTAACCAAGGCCATTCCACTTCAGCCATATATAAATCATTAATAGCTTTGTTAATAAAATTTTTAGCAGAAGTTTGTACACCTCTACTTGAAGTAAAGTTAGAACTTGTAAGTTCTACTTCATTCAATTCATTTAATACAAAATTAGTTAATTCTAAATATGTTTTTGTTGTTGCCATTTAATTCCTTGGGTTTGATTTGAAAGTTTTTTAATTTCTTGTTCAGTCATACAAGCTATCATTTTGCTATTTATAGTTGTAGAAGGAAATTGGTCTTCTATTGACTGTTCTACTATATCATTATTTTTTTCTAAAAAAGCAGTACAAACATCCATCTTGTTAAATGCTGCATACTGATAAGTAAACACATTAGGGTCTATCTGACCATTAAAAATAATTATAACTGCAATAAATAATTTCATATTTGTTTTAAAAGGAGGGGCATAAACCCCTCCCTATGTATCTGCATAATATTATGCAAATGTTACTTTTTGTGCTTCGGAATCACCTTCACCATCGAAGTCAGCAAGTACACAGAATACTCTGACTTTTGCGTCA